AACATTTTGTTCAGTACTGTTGTTGCCTTACGTGAACCACCAGACATACTGGGGGTAGTATAGTTATTGTAGTAACTAGATTCACTTCTAGGTGTGTATTCTTTTTTACCTGTGAAATATCTTATGTCACTTGTTTTGCGACCAAGAAGTCTTCCGAGCATTGCTGGTGCGAGATTGCTTCCACCAGTTAAAACTTTTGCTATATTGAGTGGATCAAATTTTTCTTTGAAGCCCAATGAACGGGCTTTTGATCTATCAGAAAGAGCAGAACGTGCGGAAGAAAAGACACCCTGACCAGAAGTCAGTTTGTCTGCCATTAAATCTGCGAAGCCTTTTTTTCTTATTTTGGCTGCCTCGTAGTAATTCATCTAATCTTTCTCTCGTTCTGTTTTTGTTTTAGTTTCTGATTTTCATCCTCAATATACTGTATCAACATTGAGACATAAATGTCTCTTTCCCACGGTATCATATTCTCAAGTTCCGTTAGGGAATACTTATGATGTTGCATCAAAGAGAAATTAGTTTTATAGTAATTTCTCAGGTTATCATGCCCAAATATTAGCCGAAAAAACTTTCGAGCCCTTCAACGTCAAGTTTGTGTTCGAAGCCACAACGTGAACATTTCATTTCAATTTTCTTTTCAAGTTTAGGAAGATTCGCAAAGAAGTCTTCAATCTTAGCAAATTGCTGTTGATTGAGTCCCCCAATAAATTCTACCATTTCTTCTGTTGTCGTTTCTTTTGCATAATAGAATTGTTCACCGTCAAAAATGTATTCAACAGAGTCTGCAATCATTTCAAATGCAATGTCCGAAACGTCAGTCAATTTTGATAACTTGTTAATCACAGAGAACTCTGGATACTTCAATTTAATTGAGATTGTATCTGTGAGTTGAATAACGTCATCATTCTCTTTGACACCTTCAATTTTGATATCAAGCAGATTGAGTGATGTTTCCATAATGTTACCACAAGCAGAGCCATCAACTTGGTTGTCACAACGGTATTTGTTCTCGACAATCTCACCAACAGACCTAGCACGTAGATTCAGGAAATAGTATTCAACATCAAGAACTGGTAGTTTCTCAATGTCAATGTTCTCCGTTACTGTACAGTTATTTAAAACTTGTTTAACGTTTTGTTCAATCGATTTAGAATCACCTGATTCCATTGCCATCAACAGGTTCTTTTGTTCTTTCACAAGGAAAGGTCTAAAACGAACATGTTTCTTTGATAACGGTAAATCCAATTCATAAATCGGTGTATCGATTTTTGGTAAAGCCATAATTTATTTCTCCTTATTATCCGTTAAAATCACCCAAATCTATACTTGCTTGTATCTCTGTGGATGTTCTTAATTCTGGGGTTGATCTGAACAACGAATCTGCAAGGGCATTCTCCAAGTAATCCATCGCAAGAGTTTTGAGTGAGTTATCACGCCAGCTAGTGTACGCAAAAGTGACCGTGAGTTTATGATAACCGTCAGCAGACCAATTTAAATCTAATCCATTTACAGCAATCGGATATGCATCAACCAAATCAACTGAGTAAGAAACTTTGTTCTCCACATCATATTGGTTGATTCTGAGTGCAACAGAATAGTCTTGTTTGTATTTAAGATTGTAACTGGTGTTTGGATTGATCCAGTTAAGCCATGCATCAAAGAACAGTTTTTCTTTCATGTCATCGGAAACAATGAATGTAAGTGACAAATCATTATATGATGACATATATGGGAATTTCTCCTCAACACCGTAAATCTTCATTGATGTTGTGGCAATCGTTCGACCTGGCAATTCTGCGTTCTCACAACGCATTGTAAGCATACGTGATGTTCCACGATAGGGAACCATACCAAGTGGTACGGGAATGTTAACATCAAACTTACTTGGTCTTGCTAGTTCTTTTGAAAAACTTGCTTTAAAATCTGCTATTGAGCCTGCCATTAGTATACCTTACTGTGTGCTTTTTCTATTGATTCTTTGTGAACTTGTGAAGCCGATGCTTTCATAAAGTTCGCAGTTGGTAAAAACAATGCTGTTTCCCATTCACCGGGATTGATTGTAAGAATCTTAGACTTGATTTGCGGGTTCAAATAGTGTTTCAGGCATGGTCTAAATTCTTTGTATCTCTGTGTGGCTGCCAAAATTTCATACGTTATCTGTAATCGTTTTGGTTCATTATCTGCATTTAATACAGCAAGACCCATCAATTTATCGAGAAATATTGCACGATATTTTGGTGGGAGATAATGCAGGTTTAACCCAATAAAGCCATCATCTTTCTTCTTCAGTGGAATCACCAAAGGAAAGATATCATAATAAGGAAGTTCTTTTTTAGTGAGTGGATCATAGAAAAAGTGGTATAGACCACCCATCTGGAATACACCACCTTGTCTAGATTTTTCTTTTGAAATCTCTTTAGCCAAAACCATTGGAGATTTCAAATTTTTAATTCTATCTTGTAACCACGTGACTGATTTTCTGGACAAGAAGTCTTGTTCCAGAGCAGTCTTTTGTTGTGCAATTTGAGTTAGTGTTGAAGCCATCCTCTATTTAGTCTAGAAGCGGTAAGCAATTAAATCGTAGTTATCAATAAAAGTCTTGTAGCCGAGTTGTTCAAGTTTCCAACGCATCCACACAGTTTTGGTGTAGGTGATATGTGCAACCTCAATCTTATACAGTTCAGCAGTCAAACCTTGTTCCAAGAGTTGCATGAAGATGTTGTAATCATATCCCTCGGTGTCAATTTGAATGAAGTCATACTGTCTACCATACTTTTCAAACAGTTTCGGAATAGTGATACCAACAACATTTTCGGCAACCATATGTGGTACAATTTCATCGATGTGATTTGCTGGTAACATTGTTGAGCAACCTTCTGCCCAATCTGGAACACCATCAATACCAATCTTCTCTTGTGGAACACGATAAATTGTGACCTCCGGTATGTCCGCAATGGCAGAATTTTCAAACTTTAGCCCATCTTTGAGTGAGTAGTTTTCAACCAACTTATCAAACATATCGGGAAGAGGCTCAACAAGAACACCTGTCCAGTCATAACTCATCACATAAGGATACAAATCATCATGCTTTACACCATCCATGGCACCGATCTGCAAGAAATGCACTTTATCATTTTTAATTCTATTGTACTGATTTAAAACTTCTTTGAAGGTTTTTGGATGTACTGGTTGTGTCTTAGTGAGCCATTCAAGTTCTCTACGTTCAGAGTTCTCAGTATACCAGCCTGTGCCTTTAGATACATTGATAATCGATTCAAAGTATTCTTTGTACATGTTACCAATCTTCTTGAAATTGTAATTTTTCTCTGCCCATTCACGGCAAGCATGTGGCGAGATTGTATCAATGTTCTTAGCCGCCCATAAAAACTGTTCGAACGTGCGACATCGAAAGCCAGTAACTCCGTGCTGTACAGTCTCGGTGAATGCACCCCAATCAACTGTGATGACTGGTGTACCTGAGAGCATTGCTTCAATGGCTACGTAACCAAACGGCTCATTGTAGATGGTTGGACAGAACAGACCTTTGGCACCAGCCATAAGTCTCTTGCGTTTCTCAACGTCAGCATAACCAACATATTCAACATGAGATGGCCAAGTATCTCCGAGATTGCAGTCATTTGGTCCATAACTTGTACCAGCTAGAACCAACTTGACACCAAGTTTCTCACACACTTGAGATGCAATATCAACACCTTTTGACCAGACAAGACGACCACACATCATAAAGTAATCTTCTTTATCTTCTCTGAATTGAAACTCGTCTAAATCAAAACCGGATGAAATTGCCGCATCATAGAATTTATATTCAGCAGTCGATACTTTTTCGGGACCCTGAAGACCATGCATTACGGCATAAGATTCATATACTTTATATGGTGCAAATGAGGACGGATAACCGATTGATGGCTCAACGCAAAGAAGGTCTGAGTGTGCATCACAAACTGGTTTCTGTGCAAGGCCAAAGAAGCAAAGAATAATGTCGTGTGGTTGTTTCCGCTTGGCAATCTCTTTGATACAGTTTGCATTGAATGTTTGAAAGACTTCATCTTCTTGATTGTATCGGAGTCCCTGATTCTTCCAATCGTAGATTCCGTAAACACGTTCAAGTAAAGCACGGTCTGTCACAGTAACATGCTCATCGCAAATTACATCAGATTCTTCGTGACCATAGTGAATGACATGCATTCCCATGTCTTTGTACATTTTGCAGAAGTTAATCACCTTTTGAGTAAACGCACAAACCGTATACTCTTTGGTCGATGCTGTATGTGGCACCGCCAACACATGGAGTCTAATCATTTTAATCCTAAATCATGTTCAGTTAATATTTTAAAAGTCCAGCCACGGTCGAGACAAAACTCGGTTGCGGCTTTCCATTTCGCTTCATTTACACCCCAAGTCACCACTTCTTGGATGTATTGTTTTGTAACTTTCTTTTTCTTTTCTGGTGGTCTTGTCTGTCGAGCAGGTTTTACTTCCAAGATCATCACACGTATTGTATCATCTTTTTGCTTAACTTTCACGTAAAAATCTGGAAAATAACGGTGAACACGGTTGTCTACCGGAGAACGATATGGTATTACCAATTCTTCTGAACCCCATTCAATAATTGAATCATTATTGTCGAGCCAAGTCATAACTCTACATTCCCATGTAGAACGGTACACAATATTTGTAAAATCACCACGATATTTTTGTGGGTTTTTTGGTGAAAACTTGCCTGAATATGCCATATAAATAGTTATATTACCTTCTCTAATAACAAAAACACATGCCAATATCTATCCCGACCTCAGTTGCAGGTATTTCCATTCCAGGTGCTGTGAATGGTCCTTTGAACCTGCTGTATGGTAATAAGTATGATAAGACAAATTTCAGATTTCCACGTGATGTTGGTTCAAATCCAACACGCCAGCATGTGATTCTTTTTACGATTAATGAACCCGATCCAATTCAGTTGGGTTCCACTTTGGGTACTACGATAGAAGCTGGTATAAAGGCCGCACCTCAAGTTGTTGAAACTTTTATTGAAGGTGGTATTCCGTCAGGGCTTCGAGATGTTAGAGATACAGCCACCAAAATTGGAGAAAATGTAAACGTCCAAACGGTACTAAAAGGTGTCGATGATCTAACCAAAACAAAATTGAATCGTAGAGCATCTTGTTCTATTGCGCTTTATGTTCCGGATACAGTTAATGTAAGTTACAGTACAGTGTATGATGATGATTTCTCACTAACTGATGCCCTTGGTAAAAATTATTTTTTAGCACAGGGTGCTGTGTCATTATATAACACATTCAAAGATTCTGGATCAGAACCTTTGGTTAACACAATTAACAAAGCGGGTAATGATCCATTCGTTCGTTCAATTATTGCAAAAGGTATTGATAAAGCATTCAAAACAAACATAGGTGAAGTTGCGCTACAATCTGGCGGATATGCAATGAATCCACAACTTCAAGTGTTGTTCAGAGGTATTGGTTTTAGAGATTTCCAATTTGATTTTGTTCTCACACCATATTCACAAGAGGAGTCGGATATAATTAA